AAGGTTGTTAAAAGTACAGATTCGTAAGGGTCAATCAGTAGAAAAAGCACTTAAAATATTCAAACGAAAAGTAAAAGACTCAGGTATTATGTTTGAATTAAAAGAACGTTCTTTTTACAAAAAACCATCAGCGTTAAAAAGAGAACAAACAAATAAAGCAAAACTACGAACCAAATACGAAAAATTAAAAAATCAAGAAGATTAAAATAAATACACACTTTGTGTGATATTTTTTTAAAACTTGATACTTATTATTAAATAAATACACTATCGTACTTATCGTACATCATATAGTGTAACCGATTAAAACTAATCTAATTATAGTTCCAAATAACTATATTGAATCCAACGGAGAAAAACATAATGGATGACTTATTAAGAGAAGCTATTGCTGACGCAAAATCAGTTCGTGAAACTGCACTTGCAAACGCTAAGATAGCACTTGAGGAAGCATTTACACCACGTTTACAATCTATGTTGTCAAAGAAAATCCAATCTGAAATGGAAGATTCCGATGAAGAAATGGAAGACGCTGAAGAAATGAGAGATTCTGAAGAAGGTATGCACGATGAAGAAGAAGGTATGCACGACGCAGAAGAAGAAATGGACACAGATGAAATGGAAGATTCTGAAGAAGGTATGCACGATGAAGAAGAAGGTATGCACGACGCAGAAGAAGAAATGGAAGAAGTCGAAGACAAAGATGAAGAAGACGCCGAGGAAATGAGAGAAGACGAAGACGCAGAAGAAGAAGACTCAGTAGAGGAAACTGAAGATGCTGAAGAAGAAGACTCAGAAGAAATGAGAGAAGAAGAAACTGAAGAAGAGGACGAATTAGACCTTGAATCAGTTCTTGCAGAACTTGAAAAAGACCTTGACGACGAAGACCAAGTTGACGAAATGGAAGACAAAGAAGAAGAAGAAAAAGTCGATGAAAACGACGTATCTTCTGAAATCGGAAAAGCCGACAACAAAGTAGCTGATAAAGCTAACGATTCATCATCAGTAGGACAAGGACCAGAATCTGAAGGTTCTGACAAGAAAGCCGGAGACGAGCTTTCAGACCACGATACGGTTAAAGAGTCAGAAGACAAAGAAGAAGAAGACCTTGACTTAGACGAAGTATTAAGAGCACTTACTGAAGAAGACAAAGAAGAAGAAGACGCGGAAGAGAATGAAAAACTCAAAGCAGAGATTAAAGAACATCGTGAAGTAATACACTTTATGAGAAGTAAATTAAACGAAGTTAATTTATTGAACGCAAAACTATTGTTCTCGAACAAATTGTTCAGAGCATTTGGATTGAATAACAACCAGAAACTAAAAGTTGTAGAAAACTTTGACAGAACTAAAAACCTAAGAGAAGTTAAATTGGTTTACGCTACATTAGCAGAATCATTTAAAAGACCAACAAAGTTAAGTGAGTCAGTTTCTAAAGGTTCAAGTTCAAAACCAACTCGTTCTACAAAACCAGCGAAAGCAGAGGTATTGTCAGAAGGAGCAGAGTTAAAAGCAAGATTCAAGAAATTAGCAAACATACTTTAGGAGACTAAGAAATGAGTAAATTAAATTCAATTGAAACTTTGATGGACGGACATAATCCACAAAGACAATTATTAGAACAAACTCGTCAGTTAGTATCTAAATGGGAACCAACAGGTTTATTAGAAGGTATGGAAGAAGAAAACAAAAGACACGGAATGGCAGTATTGCTTGAAAACCAAGCAGGTCAGCTAATCCAAGAAGCATCAGTTACTGGTGGACAAAACGCAGAAGAGTGGAGCGGTGTAGCTTTACCATTAGTTCGTAGAATTTTTGGTGAGTTAGCAGCTCAAGACTTTGTGTCAGTTCAACCTATGAACTTACCTTCAGGTCTTATTTTCTATCTTGACTTCAAATATGGAACTGCACAAACAGGTAACCATACAGAAAACTCAGATGTATATGGTAATACATCAGGGTCTAACGTAGACGCAAGCGGCGGTTTATACGGCGCAGGAAAATTCGGATACTCAATCAACGACAAATCAACTGATTCCCTAGCAATTCACGCATCAAACATTGATGCTGATGAATTCACATCGGGTTCAGTTTCTTTCGAAGATGTAGCATTCGAACCAGACCTATCAGCTTCAGTATCATTAGGTGCTAATGCAGATAATGGTCTTGTGAAGATTACAACATCAACATTAGCATACACAAATGCTGATACAGACGGAGTTAGAGCATTCTCTATCTCAGGTTCTGGTTTTGATGAATTCTTCCCAGCACATACTAAATTCGATGCGGTTAATAGTCGCATTAGTTTTGTTGTTAAAAAATCAGTAGCAACAAAACCGCTTAACGCAGTGATTAAATATCACGCACAACCAGCAACAAATTACACAAGAACTGATTTTGAAGCATCAGCAGCTAATGTTGACGCAAACCCTGAAACTGATATTGATATACCAGAATTAGACATTGCGTTAAAGAGCATTCCAATCATCGCTAAAACTCGTAAGTTAAAAGCAGTTTGGACTCCAGAATTAGCTCAAGACCTTAACGCTTACCATTCAGTAGACGCAGAAGCAGAATTAACATCATTACTTTCTGAGTACATTTCTATGGAAATTGACTTAGAAATTCTTGATATGTTGATGTCAAACGCTTCAGCTAAAACTGAAAACTGGTCAGCAAGAGTAGGATTTGAGTATGATTCAGCTACTGGAGTATTTGCAGAATCATCAGGTGAGTCAAATGCTTACACAAAAGGTGACTGGTTCCAAACACTTGGAAACAAAATCCAATCAGTAAGTAACGCAATTCATCAGAAAACACTAAGAGGTGGAGCTAACTTTATAGTAGTATCACCAGAAACTGCAACAATCCTTGAATCAATTCCAGGATATGCAACAGGTGCTGATGGCGATGCAACGAGCAACCAGTTCGCTATGGGTGTTCAAAAGGTAGGGGCGATTAACAACAGATACACTGTTTACAAAAACCCATATATGTTAGAAAACCAAATCCTTGTAGGTTTCAGAGGAAGTAATTTCTTAGAAACAGGAGCGGTTTACGCACCATATGTACCGTTAATTATGACACCACTTGTATATGACCCGAAAAACTTTACACCACGTAAAGGGGTAATGACAAGATACGCTAAGAAGATGGTTCGTCCGGAATTCTATGGTAAAGTCATAGTTGCAGATGTAGATAAAGTATAATTAAGTAATTAATTAAACTAAATCTTATTTGATTAACAAGAAAAAACCCCTATTAATTTAGGGGTTTTTTCGTTTTATTATACTTATTATTGTATATACAAATAGACTATTAATAGGAGAATTTTAATGGCTCAAGAAGCAATATGGCCAGGGTCGGGTTCCGCAGCAAGTGGTTCCACACCTTTCGGATTATTCGATACAGATTCGGAATTTCAGACCGAAGCACCACAAGTAGCAACTTGGTGTGCAAGAAGATTAGGATACCCAATCGTAGATATAGAATTACAAGACACTCAGTTTTATGCTTGTTTGGAAGAATCTATATCAGAATATTCAGCACAAGTAAATCAATTCAATATTCGTGACAACTTATTACACTTAAGAGGTCAATCAACCAGTTCAAACTTTACACACAAACGAGTAAAATCAACCTTGTCTGAAAATATCTTTATTTCAGAAGAATATGGGCAAGAAGCATTAGTTGGTGGTTCAGTAGAAGTTAAAAGAGCTGCAGTATCGGTTAATTCAGGTAGTCAAACCTACGACTTAAATGAATTAGTGGGTGAAGCGAGTGAATCTGGCGCATCCATTGAAGTTAAAAGAGTTCATTATGAATCAAGACCAGCAATCACAAGATACTTTGACCCATATGCCGGAACAGGTATGGGAACAAATAATATGTTGGACGGATTTGGGTTCGGTAGTTATTCACCAGCAATTACTTTCGTATTACAACCAATCTACGCAGATTTATTAAGAATACAGGCAATTGAACTTAATGACCAGATTAGAAAATCTGCTTATTCGTTTGAAATTCGTAACAATCAATTAAGAGTATTTCCTATTCCAACACAATCAGGTTCATTGTGGATTGAATACATCAAAACAGAAGATAGAGACAATCCATTAAGAACAAGATATAGTGGGTCAGCAGATGTAATATCAGATTACTCAAATGCAAACTACGACTTTATGGTTTATTCAAACATCAATGATGTGGGTAAACAATGGATAAGAAAATATACATTAGCACTGGCAAAAGAGTTATTAGGTATTGTTCGTTCTAAATATGGAACTATTCCGATTCCAAATTCAGAAGTTTCATTAGACGGGGATACATTAAGAGCCGAAGCAACCGCTGAAAAAGAACAATTAATAGAACAATTGAGAGAAAACTTAGAACAAACAAGTCGCAAGGCACTTATGGAAGCACAAAGAGATGAATCTGAATCTCAACAAGAAACTTTAAAGAAAGTTCCATATCCCTTGTACATAGGATAATAAAATGCCACAGAGATTTTACGGAAATAAAGATTTGGCAACATTTGAAAAGTTCAATAGAGAACTTTTAGGTGAACCAAACATTGATGATTGCGGGATAATTGACCAGTTTGTAATTCTTTACAGAACTTCAGTATATGATACAGAAACAAATATGTATGGTGAAGCTTCGGAAGGTAAAGTTTACAAACAAGGTGTAAAACTTCCGTGTATTGTGAACGCAGAAGACTTTGATTTTCAATACAATGACTTCGGACCAGACAACAAACAAAATGTTTCATTTGCATTCCAAAGAGCATATCTCGTAGAAGTAGATTTAAAACCAGATATTGGTGATATAATGAAATGGAACGAGGGTTATTTTGAAGTTGATTCATATAATGAAAATCAATTAGTTGGTGGAGACCCAAACAAATCACACTCAATCGTAGTTCAAGCACATCTAACAAGAATGCCAACTACAAACTTAGAAGAATATAGAGGATTTTAATGTCAAGAAACAAACCAATACCAAGAAGTCAACGACTAACATTTAATCGTGGAGAAAAGATAAGTCGTAATTCACCAGGAGCAACAGATGATGTGAAGAATATATCCGTGGGTATTATGGATATGGACTCTGCTATTATGTATTATTTCAATGAAGTAATCAAACCCGATGTAGAGGTCAATAAAGAAAAAGTTAAAGTTCCTTGTATTTACGCATCACCAGAAAGGTGGAATGCAATTTCAAAACAAGGATTTCTAAGAGATAAGAAAAGGCAAATTATAGTTCCGTTGATTGCATTTAAACGAACAGGTATGAGTCGTAATGATAATATGCCAATTGATAAATTAGATGCGAATGACCCAAAGCATTTTTATACATTTCAAAAAAGATACACACAACAAAATCGATTTGACAAATTTTCAGTTCAGAAAAATTTAGAACCAGGTAGAGAATACTATAATGTTTCTATGCCAGACTATATGAATCTAACATATGAATTTACAATATGGACATCATATATTGAACAAATGAATCGTATCGTAGAAAAAGTTAATTATTCGGACGGAGCATATTGGGGCGAACCAGGTAAAATGAAATTCAGAACTCAAATTGAAAGTTTT